TCATGATGACCTCATGATGAATTTAGTTATGTTTGGATATTTTGCTACAGGTAATTATTTTTCTCAATTAACTGATGTAAACATTAAAACTATGATGTTTGAACAGCAAATGAAAGCTATAGAAGAAGATGTACTTCCGTTTGGTTTTATTGATGATGGTATAGCTGCAGCAGAACATGAAGAACAACAAGATGAGTGGAATACTAAAAGATGGGTCGAAGATTGGGGCGCAGCTTACTAAATAATAAGAATTATAAATACTGGTAATTGAACATCCGTATTATGATAACATATAATTCGATTACTGGAAAAGGAATTAAAAATGGCGATAGGCGTACCTTCCGAATCTCCAGCTATAGTTGTTAAGGAAGTAGATCTTACAGGCGGTGTGCCTAATGTACAATCTACTACTGGCGCATTTGCTGGTGAATTCCGCTGGGGTCCTTGCGAGGAGGCTGTATTAGTAGACAACGAAGCTACTCTTGCCTCAACGTTTGGAGCTCCGGACGATGCTTTCTCTGTAGATTTTCATACAGCAGCAAGCTTCTTAAAATACTCAAGTTCACTACAGGTTTCGAGAGCAGTTAATACTGCGGCTAGAAACGCAGCAGCTGATTCAGCTGGTGGAGCTGTACTGATCAAAAACAATAATGCGTGGGACAATGGAACCTGGTATGGCTCAGCATTTGCAAAACATCCAGGTTCACTAGGAAATTCTCTAAAAATGCAAGTTGCAGGTCCAATTACATGGACAACATCAGCTGCTGCGTTTACAAATCAATTTGACGCAGCTCCAACAGGCAATGAACGTCATATTCTTGTAACAGATGAAGATGGAGTAATTACAGGTACTGCTGGTACTGTGCTTGAAAGATACGCTTTTGTATCTAGCTCATCTTCAGCTACAAACGCTGACGGGTCAACTAACTATCAGAAGAATGTAATTAACCGAGGCTCTAATTATGTAAGAGTAAACAGTACTTTAGATTCTAATGCATCGCTGTCTTTTGCTGGCGGAGTCGAGACAACTGTAACTACTACAGAGACATTATTAGCTCTAGATGCATTTAATGATAAAGATACTATCTCTGTTGACTTTATGATTGCTCCTGGTCAAGCTTCAGCTACAGATCAAGAGACTGTTGTAGATGATATGGTTGCTACAGCAGGTACAACTCGTAAAGATTGCGTTGTTGTAACATCTCCTGCTAGTGCTTCTGTTGTAGGAAATGCAGATCCGGTTACAGCCACTGTTGCAGATGTTGCAGATTATACTTACAGTTCATATCTCTTTGTAGATAATAACTGGTTAAAAGTGTATGATAAGTTTAACGACAAATATATTAATATACCTGCAGCAGGATCTACTGCTGGAATTATGGCAGCATCTGATGCAGAAGCTGCTCCGTGGTTCTCTCCTGCAGGTTCTCGACGCGGAGCATACTTAGGTGTTACCTCTTTAGCTTACACTCCAACTAAAGCTCAGAGAGATACCCTATATAAAGCAGGTATTAACCCGATAGCAAATTTACCAGGACAAGGCATCTTGTTGTATGGTGATAAAACACATATGAATAGACCAAGTGCATTTGATCGTATTAATGTACGTCGTCTCTTTAATGTGGTAGAAAGAGCAGTTGCTTTAGCAGCTAGAAACACATTGTTTGAATTGAACGATGAGTTTACTAGAGCTGAGTTTGTAAACATCGTAGAGCCATTCTTAAGAGAGATTAAGGGTCGTAGAGGTATTACTGACTTTAGAGTTGTATGTGACGACACAAACAACACAGCAGCAGTTATTGATAGAAATGAGTTCGTAGCGAACCTCTTTATTAAACCTGCACGCTCTATTAACTACATCACTCTCAACTTTGTGGCTGTTAGATCTGGTGTAGACTTCGAAGAAGTCGCTGGATTACAGGTATAAGGAGATAGAAGATGGCAGTATTAGGCGTCGATGATTTTAAAGCAAAACTACGTGGAGGTGGAGCTCGTCCTAATTTATTTAAGGCGACAATAAACTTTCCAGGTTATGCTAATGGCGATGTAGAATTAACATCGTTCTTGTGTGAAGCAGCTCAGTTGCCTGCTTCTACAATGGGTACAATTATTGTTCCTTTCCGTGGTCGTCAGTTAAAGATGGCAGGTGATCGTACATTTGATGTATGGACACCAACCATTATTAACGATACAGACTTCAATGTTCGTGACTCAATGGAGCGTTGGATGAACGGTATGAATGCACATAGTGCAAATACTGGTTTAACTAACCCTGTTGATTACGAAGCAGACCTTGTTGTAGATCAACTTGATAAGGACGGATCTACAATTAAGTCATATAACTTTAGAGGTTGTTTCCCAACAGCAGTTTCTCCAATCGATCTAGCTTATGGGTTAGAAAACGAGATTGAAAGATTCTCTGTAGAATTCCAAGTACAATACTGGGAAGCTGGAACTACTTCTTAACTCGATAAATAGTTAGAGGGGCTGTAATGGCCCCTCACAACTTAATTTAGGAATTACTATGGCTGATAACGAAGGCATTAGATTATTTGGTTTTGAGATAAAACGAGCTAAAGATAGAAATGCAGAGAAAATGCAATCTATTGTACCTCCTGTTGATCAGGATGGAGCGGGTTATGTTACTGCAGCCGGCGCTCATTATGGCACCTATGTAAACTTAGGTGAAGGTGATCATGCCAAAGATAACTTACAAAATATTAGACAATATAGAGCTGTTGCAACTCACCCAGAAGTAGACGCAGCAGTAGAAGATATTGTAAACGAATCAATTACAGCTAGTGAAAATGAATCACCTGTATCACTTATTTTAGATCATGTAGAAGGACTTAGCGATCAACTTAAAAAGGTTATGACTGAAGAATTTGATAATTTATGCTCTATGCTTAAATTTACAGAATTAGGTCATGATGTTTTTAGAAGGTGGTATATTGATGGACGCATTTACCATCATTTAGTAGTTGATGAAAAGAATTTAAAGGCTGGTATTCAAGAGATTAGACCTATAGATGCTACTAAGGTTCGTAAAGTAAAAGAAGTAAAAAAGAAAAAAGATCCTGCTACTGGAGCATCTTTAGTAGAGAATGTAAACGAGTTTTACATTTATCAAGAGAAACCAGGTGGTATGAATCAAGGTATTAAACTATCAAATGATTCTGTATCTTATGTAACTTCTGGTTTATTAGATGTGGACCGCAAGAGAGTTGTATCTTATTTACACAAAGCTCTAAAACCTATTAACCAATTACGTATGATGGAAGACTCGCTAGTTATTTACAGGCTGGCTCGAGCACCTGAACGTAGAATTTTTTATATTGATGTAGGTAACTTGCCGAGAGGCAAAGCTGAAACATATATGAAAGATATTATGGCTCGTTACCGTAATAAATTAGTCTATGATGCAGATACCGGGAAGATTAGAGATGATCGCAAACATATGTCGATGCTTGAAGACTTTTGGCTCCCTCGTAGGGAAGGCGGTCGTGGAACAGAAATCTCTACACTTCCAGGCGGTGAAAATCTTGGACAAATCGACGACATCGTCTATTTTCAAAAGCGACTCTACAGATCGTTAAATGTTCCTATTAATAGATTAGAACAAGAAGCTCAGTTCTCTCTAGGCCGGTCTACAGAGATCAACAGAGACGAAGTTAAGTTTCAGAAGTTTATTGATCGTCTAAGAAAACGCTTCTCAATGTTGTTCACAGAGATTCTTAAAAAACAGCTCATAATGAAGCAAATTATTACTGAAGAAGATTGGAACTCTTGGCAACAAGATATAATCATTGATTACGTAAGAGATAATCACTTTACTGAACTTAAAGATGCAGAGCTAATACAAAATAGATTACAAACTTTAGATAACATGCAGCAATATGTAGGAGAGTTTTTCTCTAAAGAATATGTTATGAAGAATGTATTACAATTAGATGATGATGCCATCAAAGAAATGAAAAAACAAATAGCAGCAGAGCAAGCTTCTGGTGAGATTGATAATGACGAAGAGGAGGAGCAAGAAGCGCCACCTGAACCTCAAGGTCAAAAACATAAGATAGATATCAATGTAAATAATGGAGATAGTAATGGAAGTTAAAGATTTTATTAACGATGTAGCTAACCAAGAGTTTGGTAAAGCTGGACCTACGTTCGTAGAGATTATGAAAAGTAAAATGGACGATGCTTTAGAGCAAGAGAAAATCTCTGTTGCTGGAGAGATGTTCGGACAGACTAGTGATGAAGATGAGGAAAGCGATGTTGAAGATGATGATATTACAGATGAAGATATTGAAGCAGAATTAGAAGATGAAGCAGAATTAGAAGATGAAGCAGAATTAGAAGATGAAGTTGATTAGTTAAAAATAAAATAATTATAAATAAAGTAAAGATAAAATGAAAAACTTTAAACATATTAGAGAAGCTATGAAGAAGGGAATGCCTCCTGGTGTTCATGTCTACGATAAAAGAATTAATCGTATTACCCTTATGATTCATAAAGAGAAGAACATGTTTGTTGTTTACATTGATGGCGAAAAGCTTGATGCCTATAAGACTCAGAAAGAAGCTGAGAAAATGGGTAAAGAGTTTATAAAGCAATATAAAGGTTAACTAGATGAAGCTAATTACAGAATATACTGAAACTGATGTTCAGTGCATTGTTGAAAAGAAAGAAGATGGCTCAAAGTCTCATGTCATTGAGGGCGTCTTTATGCAAGCTGAATCTAAAAATAGAAATGGTCGAGTATATCCTAAAGCAGTTATGGAATCTGCTGTTAAGAAATATGTCGATGAACAAGTTTCCAAGGACAGAGCGGTTGGTGAGTTAAATCACCCTGATGGACCTACTGTTAACTTGGATAAAGTATCTCATAAGATCACAGATCTCAATTTTGAGGGAAATGATGTTATGGGTAAGGCACGAATCCTGGATACTCCAATGGGTAATATCGTCAAAGGTTTACTAGAAGGTGGTGTTCAACTCGGTGTCTCAACTCGTGGTATGGGTAGCCTCGAGCAACGTAACGGTACTATGTACGTCAAAGATGACTTTATGCTTAATACGGTTGATATCGTACAAGACCCATCTGCACCAAATGCTTTTGTTAATGGAATAATGGAAGGTGTAGATTGGATCTGGAATAATGGCATCATTGAAGCTCGAGAAATTGAAAAGATAGAGACTGAAATTAAACGTGCTCCACGCGCGGACCTTTATGAGGTTCAAACTCGTGAGTATAAGAATTTCCTCTCGTTATTGAAACAATCATGATAAGGAGTCAAGCATGACTGATCAAATCGAAGACCAGGATGTAGAGCTCGACGAGGAAATCGAAGAAGCTCACGATCCAAAAAATGCTGAAGCTCAATCACTAGCAGCGAACGATAAGGCAGAAGCCGCAGGCAAGAAAGCCAAACATCGCAAAGGTGATAAGAGTAACAGCCAACCGTCTGAATTGAAATCTGCTGGCGGCAAAGCAATGGCGGCAGAAGAAGTTGAATTTGATGGAGATTTTAGTGAAGACCTAAATGCTCTTGTCGAATCTGAGGCAACACTCAGTGATGAGTTTAAAGCCAAAACAGCAGTAATTTTCGAAGCAGCGGTAAAATCAAAACTATCTGAAGAGATCAATCGTTTAGAGACTGAATATGCTGAGCAATTAGCAGAAGAAGTTGAATCAACAAAAGCTGATCTTGTAGAGAAAGTTGATAGCTACCTCGACTATGTGGTTGAGCAGTGGATGGATGACAACAAACTTGCAGTACAATCAGGGCTACGCGCTGAGATTGCAGAAGGTTTCATGAACGGTCTAAAAGACTTGTTTGCGGAATCATATGTTGAAGTTCCAGAAGCTAAAGTTGACCTAGTAGACGAAATCGCAACAGCACATGAAGAGCTTGAAGAAGCTCATAATAAAGCAGTTGCTGATGTAATTGACTTGAAAGAAGAGCTAGAATCTTATAAGCGTCAAGCGGTAATTCGCGAAGCGTCTAAAGACTTAGCAGAAACTCAAGTTGAAAAACTAACCTCACTTGCTGAAAGCATTGCATTTGAGTCAGCTGAAGATTTTGCAGCAAAAGTTGCAACTCTTAAAGAATCTTACTTTAACCAAAAAACTGCTACTTCTACAATCGCTGAGAGCGTAGAAGAAGAAGCAGATGATGCGGTTGAAGTATCAGGTTCAATGGCTGACTATGTAGCAGCTCTCAGAAAAACTATTAAATAACCAGGAGATCCAATTATGGAATTAAACACTTACGATCGTCTCGTTGAGAAGTGGGCTCCGGTACTGAATGAAGACGCAGCTGGTAAAATTGAAAATGCCTCTAAGCGTGCAGTAACCGCAGTTGTTCTCGAGAACACAGAAAAAGCTTTGCGTGAGCAAGGCATGCTTAACGAAACTGCTGCTAACGCAGCAGCTGCCGGTACAGTAGCATCAGGTGGTGCAGCTGACAACTGGAACCCAATCTTGATTTCACTCGTACGTCGTGCGATGCCAAACTTGATGGCTTATGACATTTGTGGCGTTCAGCCAATGTCAGGTCCAACAGGCTTGATCTTCGCAATGAAATCTAAGTACAAAACAACTAAAGCTGGTGCATCAAATGGTGACGAAGCGTTGTTTAACGAAGCACTTGTTAACTACTCAGGTGACTCATCTACCACTTCAGGTGGATCAGAAGGACCATCAGGTCTTGCTGGTGTATCTGATACAGATGGTGCAGGTTCAATTGTTGACTCAGGTTCATCATATGTACCAGTAACCGGTGATGCTTACACAACAACTGAAGCGGAAGCTTTGGGTAGCACTGGTGAATCATTTGCTGAAATGGGTTTCACCATTGAAAAAGCAACTGTGACAGCCAAGTCACGTGCATTGAAAGCAGAGTACACACTCGAGCTTGCACAAGACTTGAAAGCTATCCATGGTTTGGATGCAGAGACAGAATTGGCAAACATCTTGTCAACAGAAATCTTGGCAGAAATTAACCGTGAAGTTGTTCGTACAATCAACAGCCAAGCTAAAATTGGTGCACGTCAAGCAAACGTAACAACTAAAGGTATCTTTAACTTGTCTTCAGATGCTGATGGTCGTTGGTCAGCTGAGAAGTTTAAAGGTCTTGGTGTACAGCTAGATCGTGAAGCTAACACAATCGCAAAAGAAACTCGTAGAGGTAAAGGTAACTTTATCGTATGTTCTTCTGACGTTGCTACAGCTCTTGCAGCTTCCGGTATGTTGGATTACAGCCCAGCGTTGTCAACCAACTTGAACGTAGATGACACAGGTAACACTTTTGCAGGTGTTATGAATGGTCGTATCCGCGTTTATATCGATCCATATGCAACTACAGATTACATCAACGTAGGTTATAAAGGTACTAACCCTTATGACGCAGGTCTTTTCTATTGCCCATACGTACCATTAACTATGGTCCGTGCAGTAGGCGAGAATGACTTCCAACCACGTATCGGGTTCAAAACTCGTTATGGCATGGCGTCTAACCCATTCGTAGGTGCAGCACCTGCAGATGGTCTTGCTACAGCTCGTACAAACCAGTACTACAGAATCTTCCGCGTAGACAACATCTTAACATAGAATTAAGAGTTCGGAAATAACTAGGGCCGCTCACGCGGCCCTTTTTTTATTTAATATGTAAACCCTTTTCTCTCTAAGACTCTTAGAGGAGAGCTATCTATATCATTTCCACTTCTCATCTCTACATATTCTTCAACAGTAAAGTTTTTTACCAAGAACTTTTTAAACGCTCCCATTTTAATAGGGCTACCGCTATACTTAAAGCGAGCAATAAATAATTCTTTAGGCATTCCTACCCGTGAAGGATGACATTTAGGAGCTACTTGATCCCATGTTGGTTGACCTTCATAAGTACCTACATACTCAAGATATCCACCGTGGTAAGTAAACTTAGATTTATCAAACTTAGTCATAATATATCTCCTCTTTATACATTAGTTATATACTCTTTTTGAACTAAGTGCAACTGTTTTTTTCAGAAAAACGAAACTTTTTTTCCATATAAATACTGGTAAATAGTATAACTGGAAAAATACATGCCTACATTAAATCCTAGTATATCTGTAAGTGTTAGTGATACAAATTCAAATTCAGGTTTGAATAATATTAATTTTCTTCAACCTACATCCTTTAAACTTACAGTTGATAGAAAGCACTTTGCTAATTTAGAGTTCTTTTGTCAGACAGTTTTACATCCTAATCTCGGATTAAATCCAGTAGAGGTTCCATTTAAAAGAGTTTCATCTATACCTTTTGCAGGAGATAAATTGACTTTTTCGGAATTAACAGCTATAATTATAGTAGACGAAAATTTAAACTCTTACACAGAGATGTACAATTGGATGAACAGACTTGTAGAGCAGAAGGATAGATTACCTACAGAAAGATCTGCAGAGTTAGCTCCTACATATTCAGATCTAACCCTATCTATACTTTCAAGTCATAATAATACAGTTCGTACAATTAAATATGTTGATTGTATCCCAGTTGCTTTAGGTGATATGACATTAGAATCAACATTAAGCGATAATACATTTATTACATTTCCAGCATCGTTTAGATTTTCGACTTTTGAACTTAACTAAATACCTTTATACATTATGAGGATATATTATGGACTTACAGAGCATTCTAGAAGAATGGAAGAACGATAGTGTTATTGAAAGAACTGCTTTAGATGAGACATCAAGAGCAACACCTTCTCTACATGCTAAATATCTACAATGGTTAGCAGAGGCTAAACTAGCTAAAAAGCGTGCAGAGTTTAAACAGAAAACTTTACTCAAGAAAAAATGGTTATATTATAACGGTAAGATGGATCGTGAATCTATCGAAGCGTTAGGTTGGGAGCCAGATCCTTTTGATGGTCTCAAGGTAATGAAAGGTGAGATGGAATACTATTATGATAGTGATCCTGAGATACAACAAAGCGAAGAGAAAGTACAGTACTGGAAAACTGTTATAGATACTCTTACAGAAATAGTAAATAACTTAAATTGGCGACATCAAACTATCGGCAATATTATAAAATGGAAGCAATTTGAAGCAGGTAACTAATGTTTAATCACGTCGATCATGGTATAACTTTACCTAAAATGACTAGAAAGACAACTAAAAAAGGTCGTAAGTATTTTACCCCTGAAGGTAATGCTTATCCTTCTATTACTACAGTCTTAAGTATTTTAAGTAAAGATAGTATCATACGTTGGCGTAAAAGAGTTGGTGAGGAGGAAGCTAATAAAATATCTCATCAAGCATCTACTAGAGGTACATCAGTACATAAGTTAGCAGAGGACTATTTAGATAACGTAGACGGTTGGGACAGCAAGGCTATGCCTAATAATCTCTACACGTTTAGCCATCTTAAAGACATTATAGATAAAAGAGTAAATAACATATGGTTTCAAGAAGAGTATCTCTATAGTGATAAACTTAAATGTGCTGGCCAAGTAGATTGTATTGCTGAGTTTGATGGAGAGCTCTCTATTATAGATTTTAAGACGGCTCGTAAACCTAAGAAAGTAGAATGGATTACTAACTACTTTATACAAGCTTCATTCTACGCAGCGGCTTTCTATGAGAGAACAGGAGTACCTATTAAGCAAGGAGTAATCCTTATTACTGTTGATCATAGTGAACCTCAAATATTTACAGTGAATACTCATGATTATCTACCACTATTTCTTGATGTGAGAAAAAAATATAATGGCTGAATTTACAGTACGTTTAAAAGACTATAGTATGCTGTATGTAGACTGTGAAGCAGGTTATGCAGCAGAACTATCAGAGTATTTTTCTTTCTTTGTACCTGGCTACAAGTTTATGCCTGCTTATAAAAATAAAGTATGGGATGGAAAGATACGTTTATTTAATCGCATAAATGGCGAGCTCTCTGCTGGGCTATATGTTTATTTAATAAAGTTTGCAGCTGAGCGGTCATATTCTGTTGACACTGAAGAGACAAAATATGGCTTTCCAGTTCCGGCGAAACCTTCTCTTCAAGATATGTCTCATTTACTAGCTGACGCAACGCTTCCATTTCAGCCTCGAGATTATCAATACGATGCGCTTGAAATAGCCCTAACAAGAACTCGAGCAATTCTTCTATCTCCTACAGGATCGGGCAAGTCGTTTATTATATATCTATTAGCTAAGTATTGGCTACAGTATATTACAGAAGGAATAGGATATCCTAAAGGTAGTAAAGTATTAGTTATTGTACCTACAACTTCACTCGTAGAGCAGATGCATCAAGACTTTCTTGATTATGGCTACAGTGAAGCAGGTATGCATAGAATATATTCAGGTAAAGATAAAGTTACAGACAAAGCTATTATAATATCTACCTGGCAATCAATATATAAATATCCTAAGAAATGGTTTGAACAGTTTGGTATGGTACTCGGAGATGAGTGTCACGGATTTAAGTCTAAGTCTCTGTCTGCTATTATGAATAAAGCAACAGAAGCGAAATATAGATTTGGATTTACTGGTACTTTAGATGGTACACAGACACATAAATTAATGCTTGAAGGGTTATTTGGACCTGTATATAAAGTAACTACAACTAAAGCACTACAAGATAATGAAACGTTAGCTCCGCTTGATATTAAAGTATTACTATTAAATTATCCAGAGAAGGTGCGTAAGGATTTTGGAAAAAGAGACTATCAAGATGAGATTGACTTCATCGTTGGAAATGATGCTCGTAATCGCCTCATTCGTAATTTGGCTATTGATGCTAAAGGAAATACTCTCGTCTTATTCAGGCTTGTGGATAAGCATGGAAAGCCATTATACGAACAGATAAATAATAAAGTAGAAGAGAATAGGAAAGTCTTTTTTGTATCTGGCGATACTGACACTACAGACAGAGAAGCTATAAGACGGATTGTGGAGAAACAAACTAATGCTGTCATTGTCGCTAGTCTTGGTACTTTTAGTACTGGTATTAACATACGGAACCTGCATAATATTATATTTGCAAGTCCCTCGAAATCACAAATCAAAGTTCTACAATCGATTGGGCGTGGGCTTCGGCAATCAGACAATGGACAGATTACTACACTCTATGATATAGCAGATGATTTGCATTGGAAGGCTAGAAAGAATTATACTTTAATGCATAGCGCTCAACGAATAAAAGTTTATGAACAAGAGCAGTTTAATTATAAAATAATAAAGGTAGATTTAAATGACTAATATCAAGCAGTTTAAGCTTACTTCTGGAGAAGAGATACTATGTGAAGTAGTAGAATGGGCGGATGAAGACAACTGTGATATGGTTGTAAAGAAAGTACTACGTATTAATTGTGTTGATGATGATAAGAAAGGTGTTAGGTATTATAATTTAAGACCATGGTTAACTATGCAAGAAGGGGATGAAGTTTTTATGACTCTTAATGCTAATCATGTTATAGCAGAAGCAAATCCAGATGGAAAAATGCTCAAGTTTTTCTTTGAAGCGGTAGATCAATCAGAATTATCCGATGAAGATATTAACGATAAGATTGAGGATTATGTAGCTAAATTAAAAGAAAAAATTGGATTACTAGATGACTCTGATACTAGTAATATAATTCCTATTAACTTCAATAAAAATAAAATGCATTAATGGACGATTCAAAATCATATCTTAAATATCCTCATCACCGAAAATGGTTTAATAAATTATGGATAGCAGAAACATTTGGATATAAATGCGGGCCGGCTGATATAGACATACCTGAAACTGGTATGTATGTTATTAGACCTATATATAATTTAGCTGGAATGGGAGCTGGTGCTACTGTACAAACTCTTTCTGCAGGTGATGATCGATCTGTTCCTCCTGGTTATTTTTGGTGTGAGTATCTAACAGGTAAACATTATTCGGCTAATTATATATGGCAGTATGATAGAGATCAAATTATGGGTAAGTGGAGACAACCATGGAAAGGATCGGCTTGTTGGGAGGGAACTAACATGCCTATCAATCTAACCAAATTTGTTGAATGGAATCGATCAGATTATATTCCTCAAGTACCTGATGAGCTTAATGAATTAAGCGATGTAAAAGAAATTAACGTTGAATTCAAAGGAGATCAAGTTATAGAGGTACATTTACGTCCATCCCCTGACCCAGATTATGATCATATTATTCCTGTATGGGCTTCCGATTTTGGAAAGAAGAAGGAGCATATGGAAATGCATGGATATGACTTCGTTGAAGCTTACGATGATGCAAATGGATATATTGACGACGCTCGCATCGGATTTTTAGTTAAGTAATATATCCCCCCTCCCCATATCGCTATATGATTATATACCAATTAGCGAGATTGTGCAACTACTTTTTTTAGTTGCCAGTAATAAAAATATAGATTATAATATTGTGAATTGAAGGAATATATTATGGCAAGAACTAAACGAGCAAGTATCCATTATGTAAATAATAAAGAGTTCTCACAAGCTGTAGTCAGTTATGTACGTACTCTTAACGAAGCTCAAAAGACTGAAGATAAACTTCCCATCGTACCTAATTATATTGCGTCTTGTTTTCTTAAGATTGCTGAAGGCCTATCTCATAAGTCTAACTTTATTCGTTATACCTATCGTGAAGAAATGGTGATGGATGCAGTTGAAAATTGTTTAAAAGCCATTGAGAATTATAATGTAGAAGCAGCTACGCGGACAGGTACTCCTAACGCTTTCGCGTATTTTACACAGATTAGCTGGTATGCATTTCTTCGTCGTATTGCAAAAGAAAAGAAACAGCAAGATATTAAGATTAAATATATGACGTCTTCTGGTATTGAAGAATACATAACAGCTGAAGGAGATGCTGCATCTAAGGCTGTTATTAATCAATTTGTAGATACACTGAAAGATAGAATTGATAAAGTAAAAGAAAAAGATAGTGCTTTTAAACTATTTGCTGAGGAAGAGAAAAAGAAAACTAAGAGAGCAAGATCTAATAATGTAGACTCTGACCTCGGTGATTTTTTATGAAGGTTTGTATATTAAATGACACCCATTGTGGTACTCGCAATAGCAGCGACATATTTCTCGATAACGCAGAAAAATTTTATTCTGATGTATTGTTTCCTTATCTTCTGGAACATAATATTAAGCATATTGTGCATCTTGGTGATTACTATGATAACAGGAAGTTTATCAACTTCCGTGCTCTTAACCGTAACCGTAATCACTTTCTTAAACCGTTAAGAGACAATGGAATGACCATGGATATTATCTGTGGTAATCATGACACGTACTATAAGAATACTAATGAGCTTAACAGTCTCAAGGAGCTCTTAGGTCACTATATGAATGAGGTAAATATACTTCATGAGCCTACTGTGATGGACTATGATGGGTTTAAGTTAGGTCTTGTACCTTGGATATCCGCAGAGAATGAGAAGCAGTCATTAGAATTTATTAATAATGCTAAGTGTGATTGGCTTGGAGGTCACTTCGAGATAGCTGGTTACGAGATGATGAAAGGTATAAAGAATGAACATGGATTAAATCGTTCTATATTTAAACGATTTGAGAAAGTCTTATCTGGCCACTTTCATACAAAATCAGAACAAGATAATATAACATATCTAGGTTCACAGATGGAGTTCTTTTGGAATGATGCCCATGATAAAAAATACTTTCATATACTTGACACCGAGACTAGGGAGCTTACTCCTATACACAATCCGCACACTCTCTTCCATCGTATCAGATATGATGACAATGATTGTGATTACCTCCATTATCCTTTGGATGATGTAGAAGGTAAGTTTGTAAAGTTAGTGGTAGTTAATAAATCGGATACCTTTACTTTTGATAAGTTTGTTGATCGCATACAGAATAGATCAATACTAGAATTGAAGATTGCAGAAAACTTTAACGAGTTTGTTGGAGAAAATGTAGAAGATAGTGAAATATCAGTTGAAGATACTTCGAGTTTATTATATACTTACATAGACGCTGTAGATACAGACTTAGATAAAGATAAGATTAAATCTCAGATGTCAGATCTTATGTTGGAAGCACAAACTCTAGAAATTGCATAATGATTACATTTAAAATTTTAAAGTGGAAGAATTTTCTTTCAACTGGTAATAACTGGTCTGAATTAGATTTAACTAAAAATAAGACTACTCTTGTTGTTGGATCTAATGGTGCAGGTAAGTCTACTATGCTAGACGCTTTGAGCTTTGCTTTGTTTGGTAAGGCTCATCGTAATATATCTAAACCTCAGTTAGTTAATTCTATTAATAATAAGAATTGCATTGTTGAAGTAACCTTCAGCGCATTAGGTTCAGATTTCAGAATCGTTAGAGGTATTAAACCTAACGTATTTGAAATATGGAAAGGCGAGACGATGATTAATCAATCATCTCATGCCAAAGAGTACCAGAAGATCCTCGAGCAAAACATCTTGAAGCTCAATCATAAGAGCTTTCATCAGATTGTAGTGCTGGGCTCCTCCTCCTTCATTCCTTTCATGCAGCTAAGCGCTCAGAATCGAAGAGATGTTATCGAGGATCTTCTGGACATTAACGTATTCTCTAAGATGAATTCTTTACTAAAAGAAAAGACATCGTTATTGAAGGATCAGATCAAAGATGTTACTCATCAGCATGCCGTCACAAGCACTAAATTTGATGCTCAGAAGAAATATATTAAAGACATCAAAGCAATTAATAAAGAACAAAGGGAAGAGAAACTCAAACTCATCTCAGATTTCCAACATGAAATCAAAACTCTACATGGAAAGAACGAAGAGCTTAGTGATTCCATTCAATCTCAACTACCGAATGCAGATGTGGAGAGAGGACAACGCGAAGCTAAAATTAAAGAGCTTGAAGCCTATAAGACCAAATTCAACACTGAAGTCAAGAAGATCGTTAAAGAAGTCCAGTTCTTCGAGAAAAACGATATCTGTCCGACCTGTGATCAAGCCATCACTGAGGAAACAAAAGCAGCCCATATCTTGGAAGGTAAAGGCCGAGCAAAGGAACTTCAAGCGGGAATTAATAAAGCAGATGACGGACTACAACAAGCTCAAGAAGCTTTATCCTCTGCATTAAGTATTATTGATATATGTAGAGCTTATCAAAGTGATTTAGCTGCTAATAATAAATCTATAGCTCAATTTCAATCTTCTATTGATCGTACTCAAGCAGAGATAGGTAAGTTAGATAGTAATGTTGATATGGATCAAGCTATACAAGATCTAGACGATCTTACATTTACAAGTAATAACTTAATAGAAGAAAAGCTTGCACTTAGTGAGCAACTAAACTATAATGTCATAATGAGTACAATGCTCAAGGATACTGGTATTAAGACTAAAATTGTAAAGCAATATCTTCCTGTTATTAATCAGCTTTGTAATCAATATTTAAATATTTTAGACTTCTATGTTTCGTTTAATCTAGATGAATCGTTTCAAGAAACTATTAGGTCTCGATTTAGAGATAGCTTTTCATACGATTCATTCTCAGAAGGAGAGAAGCAACGTATCGATTTAGCATTGTTGTTTACTTGGCGTATGATAGCTAAGATGAAGAATAGTGTTGCAACTAATCTGTTAATATTAGATGAGACGTTTGATTCATCATTAGACCACGAAGGTGTTGATAATCTGATGAAAATCATCTATACTTTAGGAGATGAAACTAACATATACGTAATATCTCATAAAAGAGAGTTGCTTGATGATAAGTTTTCTAATAGAATAGAAGTAGTGAAAGATAAAAACTTTAGTAGGATTGTATAATGGAAATAAGTGCAGAAACAGTAAAGGTATTAACTAACTTTGCTCAGATCAATAGCAATATTGTTATTAAACCTGGTAATAAGATTATGACTATATCAGAAGCTAAGAATATTTTAGCTGAAGCGGTAGTGCAGGAAGAGTTTGATTCGAGTATAGGTATATATGACTTGCAAGAGTTTTTAAGTGTACTTAACTTAGTAGATACTCCTTCGGTTAAGTTTGACTCTAGCTATATGAGGATAGGAGGTAATGCTGGTCGATCTATTGTAAAGTATTTTTATGCAGATCCAGAGATGTTAACTACTCCTTCTAAACCTATTGATATGCCTGAAGCAGACGTTTGGTTTACTTTAGATCAGACTACTCTATCTGGAATTAAGAAAGCATCTTCTATCTTTGGTCATAGTCAAGTAATAGTTGAACCAGATGATAATACTATTAAACTATCAGTAGTAGATGCAGAGAATGCTACAGCTAATACTTATTCTGTGACAGTAGATGGAGGATATAACTCACCTGATTTTAAATATGTACTAAATATTAACAACCTGCGTATGGTCAATGATGACTACGAGGTTAACATTTCTAAAAAATTAATATCACAATTTACAAGTGTCAATAGCAGTATTACTTACTGGGTTGCGCTTGAAAAGTCATCAACATATGGAGAATAAAATGGCTAAAGAAGACGAATTGAAACTCGCGCATGAATCACATGCTCCTGTATACGACCTATCTAATAGAGTATGTCGTTCAACAGTTGCGGTGATTGATACTATGGTGCAACGAGGAGCAGTTAAAGGTGAAGAATTATCTACTCTAGGTCAATTACGAGATCAAGCTGTACAGCTAATTCAAATGTCAGAAACTTATCAGCAAGATATGGCTGCTGAATCCGAATAAGGATACTATTTATATTATGAGCAATGATTTTCTTTGGGTTGAGAAATATCGTCCTACTAAGATATCTGAAACTATATTACCTCCTGCGTTAAAGCAAACGTTTCAGAGTATGGTAGATGCTGGAGAATTGCAGAATATGCTCTTCTCTGGCACTGCCGGTTTAGGTAAAACTACTATAGCAAAAGCCCTATGCAACGAGCTGGGGCTTGATTATATTTTAATTAACGGATCTGAAGAAGGTAATATAGATACATTACGAGGTAAGATAAAGCAATTTGCTTCATCAGTATCTTTATCAGGAGGAGTAAAGGTTTGTATTCTTGATGAAGCAGACTACTTGAACCCTCAAAGCACTCAACCTGCTTTGCGAGGATTTATTGAAGAGTTTGCTAATAACTGTCGCTTTATTCTTACCTGTAACTTTAAGAATAGAATTATTGAACCTTTACATTCTCGATGTGGAGTTTATGAGTTCAATACTACTAAGAAAGACTTAGCTGAATTAGCTGCTCAATTTTATAAACGTATGTCCTTTGTATTAGATGAAGAAGGTATATCATACGATAATAAAAACGTTGCAGATCTTATTATGAAGCATGCTCCAGACTGGAGGAGAGTAATCAATGAAGCTCAACGAAGATCAATCAGTGACTTTAATAGTGTCGGTAGTGGTGTTGGTAGTATTGACAGCACTATTAACCAGTTAGTAGAACATCTAAAGACGAAGAACTTTAAGAAGATGCGTTCATGGGTTGTAAACCATATGGATGTAGATACTAATGCTATCTTTCGTGGGCTATATGACAATATGAATGAGTATGTAGACTCTGGAAGTATACCTCAACTTGTTCTTATATTAGCAGACTATCAATATAAAGATGCATTCGTGGCTGATCATGAGCTAAATATTGTAGCATGCATGACAGAGATAATGGCACAGGTCAATTTTAAATGAAAACACAAGTAAAGAATATTACTATTTTAGGTGGTGGTGTAATTGGATGGTTTACAGCTGCATACTTAGCTAAGTTTCATAAAAATATAAAAATTACTCTTATTGAATCTCCTTATGTTCCTATTCTAGGAGTGGGAGAGTCTACGATTCCTCAACTTGGAGATCTACTTAAATGGTTAGAAGTAGATGAACATCAGTGGATGAAAGGTGTGCACGGTCTTCACAAATTTGGTAATATGTTTAGTGCATGGAATACTGAAGATCCAAAAGTAAGAGCTGTTGACCATTGGAATACTCCTAAACATCACAGACAGTTCTATACTTTTAATCTTACATTTAGGGATAATGTATTTAAAAAGAGTTTCTATAATCCATTAAAAATGGATGATTTTTTCTATGACAATGATGGTCGATACGGCATTGATAATAAAAGTGTGGACTATTGGTTAGAGTTAGTACGACAAGGTAAATATAAGTGGTATGAGTGGGGGGAGTACACTTCAGATCAATATAACCTAGCTATTAATAACAAATCTGTATATGATGATGAAAATGATATTCTAATTGGTGATTGGCATGGATATGCTTGGCATGTTGATGCTGAGCGTTTTCCTTTAGTCGTAAGAGATCAAGTTGCTCTTCCTTTAGGTGTGGAATGGATTGAAGGTCATGTTGAGCATATTGCTAAGCGTGAAGATGGTTACATCGATTATCTACAATTAGAAGATGGAAGACAATTTAAAGGAGATCTATTTTTAGATTGTACTGGGTTTAATAGAGTGCTTATGAAACAAATGGAGAATGAATGGTTCTCTATGAGTGACAGACTTCCTACTCAAAGTGCATGGGTTGCTCCTATTAAGTATAATGATCCCTATACAGAAATGAAACCATACACTCAATCATATGCTCAAGCTAATGGTTGGAACTTTATTATTACTTTGTATAGTCGTATGGGTTCAGGATACATCTTTGACGAGCGCTCAGAAGATAAAGACTCTGCAAGAGAAAGGTTTATTCGTTATTGGGATACCCATGAGATGATTAGAGACCCTAAACTACTTCAATGGGAGCAAGGTTACTATAAAGATGCTTGGGTAAAGAATGTAGTGGGTATTGGTATGGGACAAGGTTTTGTAGATCCAATGGAAGCTAACTCTATCTACGTTGCGCAAAGTTGTATTCAGATGCTAAGTCAAGCCCTGAATAAATATGATAACAGAGAAATATCTCACTTTACTAAGAAAGCATTCTCTCGACATATTCAAAAGCTAGAAAATCAGATCTGTGATTTTATTGCATACCATTTTACAATTAGTAAGCGTAGAGATAATCCTTTATGGCAGACATGGGGAGAGAAAGGATTACAAAGAAATCATATTGAGAAAAACTGGCAAGAGTACCGCGCGCCAAAAGGCTATCTAGGAAGAAATCTTTATCTAGATTATCAGTGGGCTCAGCAGCATCATTTCTTAGATAGATGGGATGAAGACTTGTGTAAAATAAATATTGATCCTAAAAAGCTCAAACTAGCAGAAGTAACATTTAATTATATAAAAGAGAAGAGTCAAGCATTATCTGAATATGCTCCTCATGTATATGATTGGACTAGAGAAAAACTACATGATGGAGCAACTCACGATGAAATTTTACAACAGGCATTAGCGGAAAGAAAATGATTTATATTGATGGTGTTGAGTACCTTGAAAGTGATAATGATTATATTAGAAGTGCAGTTATTGATCGACTTGAAGATAGAAATGTTTCAGTAAATACAAGTGGGACTACAGGTCATCCTAAACCAGTTAATCACACAGCAGACTCTGTAACAAAAATTAGTGATTATAATACAGAATTTTTTAAGCTAACTTCTAGTAGTACTATGTTACAGTTATACAGTCCTAGAGGTATAGCTTTTACTACTATGAGTTTATATCCCAGTTTAAATGCTGGGTGTGATCTTTTTATAGAAACTAATATAAACAGATACATTGAACGTATGAATGAGATAAAACCTACTCATACTTTAGTTCTGCCTTCGCTATATAATACTTACAGTAAACATCCTAAATGGAATACCTTAGACCTCTCTAATTGCGAACAAGTATTAATTGGTAGTGATTTTACCCCTGTTGATGCATTAACAGATCTAAGAATGTTAGGAGCTAAGACTGCGTATAGTGTTTATGGCAGTACAGAAACTCCTCCAATTATTGCTTACACAGAATCAGATAATCATTATACTTGGGAAGGTATAAATCCTAATGTTGATCTAAAGATTGAAGCTGAGCAGCTATATGTTAAGTGGAAGCATCAAGATGAGTGGTGGCGGAGCGGAGACTTAGTAGAAGAAACACCTAGAGGATTTAACCTAGTAGGTCGTAAATTAAATATGTTTAAACTTGGTGAATGTGGGGTTAGAGTTTATCCAGAGCAAGTAGAGAAGATTGCCATTGCTTTAGGAGCTACAAGAGCTCTTTGTAGAAAGGTTAATGAAAAATGTTATGTATATGTTACTGGGGATGTAAACAGTAAAGATTTAATCAAGAACTTTACATTTGACATTGTAGTAAAAGAAGTTGAAAACATTGAAGTAGATAATAACTTGAGAAAAGTAAAACGAGACCAATGTATGAAAGAATAAAAACAGATTTAGAAGATTGGGATTTATATATTACAGATAATCCTACCAATTTTTATGTGCAAAGCTTTATAGAAAAGGTTTCACAAGAACAATCTCTGTTAACAAGACTTACTGATGATCCTTACACTTATGATAGGTTAATTAGGTTCAATCGTAAGTTTAATATATTATGGCTATATAAAGGCAATCCTGTTTACGGTTTCTTTGCTGTTCAGTATGATAAGCTTCCCTCTAATATAATTAGAATGTATACCAGATTATATAAATTAAATAGAAAAGAAAATTTATTCTCTCGTGAGTTTCTATTTAATGAGAATAAAACATATTCTATATATTTAAAAAGATTGTTTCATGCACATAAAATTGATACTATCTTCTTTACCAGGCATACAGCAACCACTACTAATGACATAAATAAATGGAAAAGCTCTAAACGTAATAAACAGTTTATGAATCTCGATATTAAATATGCTGACAACATACGATTTAGAGGTGTAGATCAAACCATTTATTACTATAACGCTTGGC